GAAGACAATATTTTAAATTACTGTGAAACCAGTCGCCTGTCCCCAATGGGAGCTTACGGCGAACCAGAACTGTATAGTACAGATTATAAGAAAAGTGTGTTGCACGATACATGCATTGAAATTCTGGGGTCTGCGATCTACAGACCACCCTATTTCCCACGTTCAAAAGGTTATTTCCACTTCGCAAATTGGCTAACCCATTTTTGCGATGAACCGATCAATTTTAGTTCTAAGGATTTGGCTTTGGCGAAGAGGGATTATGTCGAGCCCCTCAAGGATATTTTCCAACAACCATATGCCATATCGTGGGCGGGAGTACTCACGAATGAACAGGTTATAGGTGGTGTCCCTGGCGTTAGATTTATTGACTCTATGAAAATGCAGTCCGCTGTGGGATTTCCATATTCTGGTAAGAAAAAGCATTTTTTTCCAGCTAAGATGTGTGGGGACCACATTGAATATGAGATTACTGATCCTAGTTTTTTAGAGGACGTTGCAGTCATCGAGACTAGATATCTACAAAGGAAGGGTACTGGTTTTGTGTTCAAGGCTTGTCTTAAGGATGAACTCGTACCCCATATGAAGAATGGTAAAGTTAACCAAGGGGCTAGGGTTTTCATGGCTTCTGGCTTTCATGCACAGTTTTTGATACGAAAGTACTTTCTCGGTCTAGCCCGTGTATTATCATTATTCCCTTTGGCCAGTGAATGTGCTGTGGGGATCAATAGCTATGGACCAGAAATGGAAGAAATGTACCAGCATTTAACAACCTTTGGCACAGATCACATTTTTTGCGGCGACCACTCAAAATATGATGTAAAATTGTCACAGCAATTGACGCGCACGGTCATGGAGATTTTGATAGAATTGGCCCAATTGACAGGAAAGTACACCACTAATGACATTATCATAATGGAGGGTATTGCCCAAGATCTGATATCGCCTTATATAATTATGTATGGAGTAGTTTTCAGGGTTTTTGGATCCAATCCCTCCGGTCACAACTTGACTAGTTATATGAATTCTATTGCTAATTCCCTGATGATGAGATTGTGTGCTATACGTAGTGGGCTCCAGGGTAGGTTCAGAGATAGTGTTAAGCTCATGACATATGGAGATGATGTCATTGCTGGAGCTAATACACCGAGCTTTACCTTCAACAGTGTTAGAGATGTATTACGCGCCCATAATCTCAA